AAATCTACAACAATATGTACTGCAAACGTTCGTGGAGCTTTTTTTACACATTTACAAGTATAGGGTATGGGTAGAAAGGGACCAACACCACAACCAATTGCAGTGCTAAAGGCAAAAGGCACAATAAACGTGACACGTGCAAATGATCCAATTGCAGACACGAATGCTTTGCAATGGGTTCACAACGAAGTGCCATCACCACCTGAAGATTTGAATGATGTTGCAAAAAAAATGTGGACTCAACAACTTATGCAGTCACAAAAATTATATGGTTATATATCATTTATTGACCTGACTTTATTTAAGGAATATTGTTATGTTTATTCAGAACTTGAATGGTTAAAAGAAAATACAAAAGGAAGGTTTTATCTTGATGACAAAGGAATGAAAAAGATTGATCCATTATACATGGAACTGAATAAATTAAGAAAGGACTTTTTAAGATTGTCACAAGAGTTTGGATTTAGTCCAAGTGCAAGAACAAGAATCCAACTACAACAAAAACCTGAAGAAGATAAGGACATATATTCTGATGGCATATAAAACTAATTTTAAAAATATTGATTTAGACAAATATTACTTTGATGAAAAGACTGCAAACATTGTGGTCCAATACATTGAAGAAAATGTTAAGCACGTTAAAGGTGACAAAGCTGGTGAAGAATTTATTTTGGAGCAGTGGCAAAAGGATGACATTATCAAACCTTTATTTGGTTGGAAGCACAAAGCAACTGGACTTCGAAAATACACAAGTGCATACATTGAGATTCCAAAAAAATCAGGTAAGTCATTTTTGGCTGCATCGATTGCGTGTGTATTTATTGACATTGAACGTGAGGGTGGCTCTGAAATTGTTGGTGTTGCTTGGGGAAGAAAACAAGCTGGTTTGGTTTTTGATGCAACAAAGCAAGTAATTCAAAAATCACCAAGATTAAAATCAAAGTGCAATATATATCGAAACTCAATCACTGCCCCAGATCATATTGGCGGTTTAAAAACATATCAAATATTATCAAAAGAAGCTGGTGGTGAAGATGGTATAAATCCACAACTGGCAATCATTGATGAGTTGCACGTTCACAAAAACAATGAAGTTCTTGAGATGGTTGAAAAATCACAAGGGGCCAGGAAGCAACCTTTGTCATTTATTATCACAACTGCTGGTTCTGATTTATATGGCATTGGATACCAAAGACATGAACAAGCAATTGACATTGCAAAAGGTTTGATTGAAGATGAAAGTCAACTGGTTTGTGTTTATGGTGCGGACAAAGAAGATGATCCGTTTGATGAACGTACTTGGAAAAAAGCAAATCCAAATTACAACATAAGTATTGGCAAACGTGCATATGAAAAGGAAGCAAACAAAGCAATGGTGAGTGCTGCAAGTTTGAACTCATTTAAAAGATACTATTTAAATGTTTGGACACAATCAAAGGATGGATGGATTAATGATGAGGTATGGACCAAATCACATTGGGATTTTGATGATGAGATGTTGCGAGATTATCCTTGTTATGGTGGGCTTGATTTGTCATCACGAAGTGACATCACTGCATTTTCTTTGGTTTGGAAAATAGATGAAAAGTATTATTCTAAAAATTGGTTTTGGTTACCTGAAGATAAAGGAACACAATCAGCGGACAAAAAAAATATTCAATATCGTGAATGGGTTCGTGATAATTTCATTGAAGAAACAAGTGGCAATGTAATTGACTATGATTTTATAATATACAAACTTGGTCAACTTAATAAGTTATATGATATTCAATCCATTGCTTATGACAATTGGAATTCACACCACATTGCACCAAAGTTGTATGAAGAAGGTTTTGATTTAATTGAGTTTAGACAAGGATTTAAATCTATGAATGCACCAACCAAAGAACTACAAGCAATGGTCGAAAGTAAAAAGTTTAATCATGGCAACAATCCAGTGTTGCGTTGGATGGTTGGCAATGCATCGGTCAAGTCTGATCCCGCTGGAAACATAAAACTTGAAAAGGACACACGTTCACCAAACAAAAAGATTGATGGATTGATTTCAAATATTATGGCATTTGGTTTGTGGCTTGATAAACCTGACTCAAACAAATCTTATTTAGAACAAGGTGATTTATATATAATATGAAAATACCAAAAAAAATATATGATGTTTTAAACAATAAAAGGAACTTTGATTTCTTGTTTCTTGAAATGTTAAGACATCACACCAGTGAAGATGCCTATGATGCTGCACTTGATTTGGTTCGTGAATATGCACCACATTTTAATCACTACAAAGATTTTGATTCTTATCGTGTTATATTATCAAATAAAAACAATCGTGAGATTGAAGTTCCTGAAGAAATAATTGATGCGGTAACAAAAGGAATTGATGACTTGTTTCACAAACACTTAAAAAAGGTTAAGATTCGCAAAATGGCATATGATCAATGCGTTAAGGAAATCAATATTTATTTACCTGACTACAAACCGCATCGAAATTATCAATCATTCAAAGCATTGCAATCAATTAATTTTAAGAAAAAATAAAAAAATATTTTGTAATTAAATAATTGTGTATATATTTGTAGTACAATAAACAATAAAACAAATAAAATGAACAACACAAAAAAAACAGTTAGAACGTATTTAAAAGAAGAATGGTCATCAAATAGTGGTCATATCACAAAAAAAGCAATTTTAGATAATTGTGTTGATAGAATTGGCTCCTACCTTACTTATGCAGATATAGAGGGTAAATATATGGCGGTGTACTCTTATTGGGAACATAACGTAGAGAATTTTGACCAAGTTGAAAATGATAAGTATGTAGGTTATGAGATTACTTGCGATTTCGATAAAACAAATTGGCTAAATAAAAATTACGGAAAGCCTACTATTCAGCTAATAGTACCTACATGGGTTATGGAATTAAAAGTAAATGACGAAAGACACGCAGCTAACATATTTAGAAAATATTTAAAATTAGTATAAAACCTAAAAAACTTAAAACCTAAAACAATCAAAGCCCTTGCAGAAATGTGAGGGTTTTTTTAGTTAAATATTTTACATATTTTTAAAAAAGTAATGTTTCATTTTTGCAATAGTGAATTTATTTGGGTTTGAAATCAAAAGAATCAATCCAGTTCTATCTGCAAAAAAAGGTTTCTTAAATGCAAACTTTGGTGGAATGATTGGAAGAACACCAGTCACTGAAGAAACCGCAATGGGTTTATCAGCGTATTGGGCTGGAGTAAGAAGAATTACCGAATCAGTGGCAATGTTGCCAGTTGAGGTTTTTCGCAAACAAAACGGAAGAAGGGAAATTGTTGCACATCCAACAGAATACTTGTTGAATGCTGAAGCAAACTATGAATCAATTTCATTTGACTTCACACAAATATTAATCACATCGGCCATCAATCATGGTAATGGTTTGGCCATTATTGAACGTGATCAGTTCGGAACACCAACATCATTGGTCAATGTAACACGTGAACAATGCGAACCAATCAAATATGATGATGAGATTTATTGGAAAGTTCAGGTTAAAGAAGCATACAATGAAACTGAATCATTGCTTGTAAAAGATGCTGACATGATTAATCTTCGTGGTTTTGGAGTTGATCCAGTTGTTGGACTTTCGGCAATACAAGCACACAAGCAAAATCTTGGTTTATCTATTGCAGCACAAGATTATGGAGCAGATTTTTTTAACAAAGGGAGTAGGATTGACGGCTTCATCGAATACGCTGGTGTGTTGAAACCAGAAACAAAAGATGCAATTAGTCAACAATGGGCTGCAAACTATGGACCAAATGGAACACGTGGAACTGCAATTCTTGATGCTGGTTCAAAATATCATCGTATTGGACTTCCTCCAGCAGATGCTGAATGGATTTCAACTCGTAAATTCCAAAAGAATGAGATTGCAACAATCTTGGGAATACCATCTCACATGATTAATGAAATGGAGAATTCAACGTTTTCAAACATTGAACACCAATCAATTGAATTTGTGACTTACTCAATTGGAACTTGGATTGAAAAGATTGAGCAAGAATATAGACGAAAATTATTAAAAGATACAGAAAAACTTGACCATTATTTTAAGCATAATGTTGATCGTTTACTTCGAACTGATGTCAAAACAAAAGGTGAGTATTATCGACTGATGACAGATATTGGTGCATATAGCATTAATGATGTACTTGAGTTAGAGGATAGAAATCCAATTGAAGGCGGTGATGAACGATATGTCCAAATAAATAGAATACCAATCCAAGACATGGACAATTATTATAAGAAGGAAGATGGCGAGTTATAGTGATTATCCGGATGCGGTTTCAAACAATGCCAAACGTGGTATTGAGTTAAATGAAAAGGTTGGAAACAAATGTGCAACACAAGTTGGCAAAGTTAGAGGTCAACAACTTGCAAATAAAGAACCAATCACTGAAGATACAATCAAACGCATGTTTTCATATTTGTCACGTGCTGAAGTATATTATGATGCTGACAACACTGAAGCGTGTGGAACAATATCGTTTTTGTTGTGGGGTGGCAAAGCTGGATTGAGATGGTCAGAAAGTAAATTAAAAGAAATTGATAAAAATAGAAAAGTAATGAATAAAATTGAAAGACTTGCAGAAGTTCGAAATATTAACGAATTAGAACGAACTGCACAATTTGTTATATCAACGGAGTCAATTGATAGACATGGTACATCATTTAAACTTGATGGTTGGGATTTGTCGACATATGACAGAAATCCAATTGTTGGTTACAATCACGAAGTGAGTGGTTCTAATCCTGACACAATCATTGGAACATCACGAGTTTTTAGAGATGGTGAAGCATTGATTGGTGAAGTAACATTTGAACGTGAAGGAAACAATCCACTTGCTGACAAAGTATTCAACAAAATGCAAGATGGTATTTTAAAGATGGCGAGTGTTGGAGCAATTCCACATGAGTATCGTTATGGCAAAGAAGATGATGAGGACAGAAATACAATTTACTTCACACGACAAGAATTGGTCGAATGGTCAATTGTGAGTGCTGGTTCAAATCGTGATGCGTTCAAACGAAGTGCTGACCAAGTTGATGAACTTAAAAAATCACTTGAGGTTGAAGAAGAAGAAATTGTTGAACAAGAAATGGGACTTGAAACAAAATCAGCTTTGCGAAATTATAACAAAGTTAAAATTGTTACAAAGTACCTATAATCAAATAATTGATTTTTGTAGTATTAAAATTTAGAAAATGAGAAATAGTAAAGTAATAAGAGAAGAAATAGGTGAGGTAAAAGTTGCCCTTGATGCTCTTGAAAATTTAGTATCTGAAGAAAATAGAGATTTTTCTGAAGATGAAAAAGTATCATTTGATACAAACATGGAAAGATTAACTGAATTAGTTGATGAACTTCCGAAAGTAGAAAAAGAAGAAGAAATAAGAATGAAAGCAGCAAATTTAGGTGGAAGTCCAGTAGTGGCAGAAACTAAAGAAGAAAAAGAAATAGTAAGAGAATTTTCTTTTGGTAAAGCGGTACGTGCAGCATTTGGTGGCAAACTTGATGGTGTTGAATTAGAAATGGCTCAAGAAGGTCAAAAAGAAATGACTGCAATTGGTCGAAGTGCAAATGGTGTTGTTATACCATCAATGATTTTGAATCGTGCGGTTGTTACTGAAAACGGAACTTCAGGAATCGAAACTCAATCCTTCGTGGACGCCGTTTACGCCAATACCATTTTAGACGATCTTGGTGTTACTCGTGTAACTTCAACAACTGACCAACGTATTCCAATCTTGGGTGCAGTTACAACTCAATGGGAAGGTGAAACGGATGCAGCTGCTGATGGCGGTTCTGCAATGAGCAAAAAAGACCTTGCTCCAAAAAGACTTGCATCTTATGTTGATTTCAGTAAACAAGCTGCAATGCAACACAACGAATCACTTGAATCAGCATTGAGAAACTCAATTGCTCAAGCGGTTGGTGCAAAAGTTGAATATGCATTATTTACGAACGATTCAGGCAACGGATCATACAACTATTTAGGTCAAGGAAAAACTCCAGTTACAAATGCAAACATCACAAACTTGATGATGGCACTTGTTGAGGAAGTACAATCAAACAACCACAATAGAGGTAATTTAGGATTCGCAATCTCAAATGATTTATTCAGTGATGTTTACACTGCTGCACAAGTTAGTGGTGTTAATCCATTAATCATCAATGAAGCGATTATGGGAGTTAAGGCAATGTTCTCAAACCAAATTGCTGACATAGCAAGTAAGCCAGTTGTTTATTATGGTGACTTCTCAAAAGTTCAAATTGCACAATTTGGTGGAGTTGAAATCTTGGTTGATCCATACACACAAGCGGTAAGCGGAACAAACAGATTAATCCTAAACTCATACTGGGATGCTGCACTTGTTCAAGATGCTGCAATCAGTGTTGGTAACTTCGGATAATAGTAGTTTTAATTAGTTAATATATGAAGAGGGTGGGTTTTGCCCATCCTCTTTTTTTTTTAAAATCAATGATAAGAAACAAAAAAATAACAAGCTATACACCTTCGAACAATTGGGGTTTGACTTTGGTTGAAGCAAAAAGACATTTAAACATTTTAGATTCATCGTTTGATGATTTAATAAATGATTACATAGCATCTGCACATTTGATGTTATGGAACGAAGCTGGTTTACTTATCAAAGGTGGTGTGACTGGGTACATGACTGAATGGGATGACTTCAGAATTGATGTCAATCCAATTGATGCATTTACAATTTATTATTATAATTCTGACAATGCACGTACTGCATTGGATTCATCAAAATACATTTGGACAAATGGACTTTATTCATATGTTGAGATGAAGGACAATTTACCAAATTTATATAATCGTGATTTTCCAATTGAAATTGAAATAACAACTTTGGCGAATTCTGATAAAATGGTCACACAAGCATTGCGAATGATAGTTTCGGATATGTTTGAAAATAGACAGAACACAATAGTTGGAAGCAATATGCACAACTTATCACGTGGGACAAAGTTTCAAATGTCAATGGTAAGCCAACGCACTGAAATATGAACATTGGTCGTTTAGATAGAAGAATTGTGATTCAATCACAAACGTTTTCAACCAATTCAATTGGTGAATACACTGCAAGTTGGTCAACGTTTCATACAACGTTTGCAAATGTGCAACGTGGTTTGGGCAATGAAAAAGTTGAAGCGGACCAAGTGACATCCACAAGCAAGGTTAAATTCAAGATTCGGTTCTTTGATGGAATTAATGAATCAATGCGGATTTCATACAATTCAAAATACTATGACATTCTTGACATCCAAGAACTTGGTCGTGAAGGTTTGATGATTAGTGCAAACAAGAAACTATGATAAAGTATAAAATTGAAGGTTTTGAAGGTGTTATGCTTGAAATTCAATCTTTGGATGACAAGATGAAAAGGAGTGAAATCCTCAAAATATTAAGAAGGCAAATGGATCCAGTGGTTGATAAGATGAAACAAAATGCACCAAATCAACGTACTGAAAAAATCAATGTCAGAGGTACTATTATTGATCCACAAGAATTAAAAAACTCTATTGCGGTAAAAACGTCACCATCAAAAAAATATCCAAATGTTTTGGTTGGTCCAAGATATGGAAAAGGTGCAAGGAATTTTGATGGTTTTTATGCGTGGTGGATTGAATACGGAGTTGGAACACATTCAGCCAATCCAACTGGTAAAAAGAATTTTATTCAGAAAACTTATTCTGAAACGAGTGATAAAATATACACTCAAGCAAGTGATAAACTTAAAAAGTATATAAAAAGAAAAGCAAAAAAATTAAATTTATGAGAATAGAATTAACAACGGATTATGCAATCCACGAAAGAACATTACCTGAAGGAACACAATTGCGTGTTTCAAATAAATTAGGTAAGGAATTAATTGATTTGAAAGTTGCGAAAGCACTTGATGATTTTACGGAAGAAGAAAAAATTGAACACATTGTGCAAGTTGCAATGGACAATGAAGAACTTCCAAAAGTTAAAAAAGTTACAAAAAAGAAAAAAGATAGTAACTAATATTGTATAAAAATTAAGGAAATAAAGAAATGGCTTCAACTGGAATATTAAACGGAACTCTCGCAAAAGTACAAGTTGCGGGGACAACAATAGCACACTTAACATCAAACTCGTTGACTTTTGATATGTCAACAAGAGATGCATCAACAAAAGATTCAAACGGATGGAAAGAGAGTCTTGAAGGACAAAAATCATTTAGCGGTTCAGCTGAAGGTTTTTTTGCTGAGGATGCATCTTATGGGTATGAAGATTTATTCGGTGTATTTGCAGCAAGGACAAAAGTTGTTGTAACATGGACAACTGATGTATCAGGAGACAATGAGTATAGTGGTTCTTGTTATATCACTTCACTTGAAAGAACTGATGGACTTGAGGAATCAAGCACATTTTCGGTATCTTTTGAAGGAACTGGTGCAGTTACAAAAGCAACTGTGTAAGAAATTGATTTTTGTTATATTGTGATAAATGGGGGATGGGGGAAACTTCATTCCCTTTTTTTATATTTGTAGCATGATAAAAATTAAAAACAAAGAGTACAAATTTAAATTCGGTTTCAAAGCATTGTTAATGTATGAAAAAGAAACTGGATCATCAATTTCAGAAATGGGCGAAAATGTCACAATGAACATGATTGTTGAAATTGCTTATGCTGGAATGAAAGCATCAGGTGAAAAAGTCACAAAAGATTTTATTATCGATGCAATTGATGATGACATGGGTTTGATTAGTGTATTCACTGAAGCAATGCAAAATGATTTAAGTGCATTGGGTAATTTAAAGGTTGAAGCAAAAAAGTAAAATTGCCATTGAAAAATTTCATAAGGGGGTTTGTGTTGGGTACGTTAAAACAAACTCCTTTGTGTTTGGAAAGTTATTCAATGGTGGATGTGTGGGATGCGTACGTTGGAAATCGTTTGAATGAAAATATAAATTCAAGATCATTGTGGGAAACTGCAAGATTGATTTCATATGTAACGTTAAAATCACAAGGGCAAAAAACAATGAAACGACCACAAGATTTGATGAAGTTTGAGTGGGAAGAAAAAAGTGGTCAAAAAGGAACAAAATCAAATCCATACACAAAAACAGAAATTGAACAACTTAAAAAATTAAAACCAAATTGGTTCAATTAAAATGGCAAAAAAGACAATAAACATAAGGGCTGGATTTGACTTAAAAGCATTTAGCACATCAAGTCAAAATTTACAAAGACAACTTCGTTCTTCAGGTAAAAAAATGCAGTCAATTGGCAAATCAATGTCAATGTCATTGACTGCACCAATTGCAATACTTGGTGGACTTGCAGTTAAAACGTTTGCCAACTTTGAGCAATCAATGGCAAAAGTTCAAGCCATAAGTGGTGCGGTTGGAAAAGATTTTCAAAACTTGACAAATCTTGCAAAGGATTTGGGTATTGCAACACGATTTAGTGCATCTGAAGTTTCAGAGTTAATGTTGAATTATTCAAAACTTGGTTTTAGTTCTGAAGAAATACAAAAAATAACCGCTGCAACATTAGACCTTGCACTTGCAACTGGTGAAGATTTGGCACAATCTGCATCGGTTGCTGGGGGTACATTGCGAGGTTTCGGTTTAGAAGCTGGTGAAATGACAAGGGTGACTGATGTAATGGCAAGGGCATTCAGTGGCTCGGCATTGGATTTGCAGAAATTTCAAAACTCAATGCCAAAAGTTTCAGCGGTTGCATCGAGTTTAGGAATAACACTTGAAGAAACAACTTCAATGCTTGGTGTTTTAGTTGGTAAAAACATACAAGCAACTACTGCTGGAACTGGTTTAAAAAATATATTTTTAAAGACAAGGAAGTCAGGTATATCATTCAAGGATGCAATGGATAAAATTAAAAATTCTGTTGATCCAGCAAACACTGCAATGAATATGTTTGGTGTAGAAAATGCACAAGTTGCGGTTGCACTTTCACAAAGTGGTGATGCAATTACTGAAATGAATGCAAAACTATCTGACACAAGCGTGACTGCATCATCAATGGCTGCAATTATGGATGCAACATTGGAAGGTTCAATGATGCGTTTAAAATCAGCAACGGAAGGACTTGCAATATCATTTGGTGAAATCATGGCTCCAGCGGTTGGATTTGTTGCTGACATACTTGCAAAGATTGCAATGAAATTTGCAAACCTAAATCCATATGTAAAAACTGCAATTACTGTATTTGCTGGATTAGTTGCAGTTCTTGGACCATTAGCATTCGCAATTGGTGGGATTAAATTAGCACTTGCAACTTTGATGGCAAATCCAATCATTTTATGGGTTGTTGGAATCAGTGCTGCAATTGCTGGGCTTGTTGCGGTGTTTATGTATGTAAAAGATAACGCACAATTCTTTGCAGATTTCTTTTATAATTTATGGGTAAAAATTGCAAACAACACACTTGATGCGGTCAAGACAATAGCAAAAGGACTTGCAAAGTTTGCTGGTTTATTTGGTGTTGATATTGGAGTTGATGCGTTTTTTGATAAGTTCAAACTTAAACCACGTGAAGCAACAAAGGAACTTAAGTCATTTAAAGAAACATTAAAAGGAATTAAGAACGAAATTACTGGTTTAGATGAAGCTAGTAAAGATAGTGTTCTTGATGTTACTCCCGCAACTAGTGGAACAACAACTGGTGGTGTAAAAACTGGTGGCAGAAAATTTAGTAAATTACTTAGAATTCCAATGGAAGCACCGCCAAAAAAAGGAATTGAAAATGTCACTAAACAAATAAGTGAACAAGCAAATAAAGCAATTGAACCAGTTAAAATAAAAATTGAACCATTATCAAACCAAGAACTTGGTATTGTTACACAAGCACAAAGAATAGGAATGAAGATGGGGGAGTCATTGAGTAGTGGTTTAAAGTCACTTGCAACTGAAGGACTTGTTTCATTTGGAAACTTTTTAGGTAGTGTGATAAGTGGCGGTGATGTTACAATGAAAGATTTTGGGCGTGGGTTACTTGATTCAATTGGCAAGTTTATGGGACAATTCGGTGAAGCAATGATTGCAATGGGTATTGCAGAAATATTGCTCAAAGAATCAATCAAAAATATGAATGGTCCACTTGCAATTGTTGGTGGTATTGCATTGGTTGCAGCTGGTGCAGCAATATCAAACTTGAGTAAAAAAGGTATTGACACTGGTGGCGGTGGTAATGCTTCAATTCCATCAATGGCTGGTGGCGGTGGAATGGGTGCAATGAACACACAACCAATTGCATTAGAAACAAAGATTTCAGGTCGTGATTTGATACTTGTTCAAAATAGAGAAAAAGGATTTACAAGATAATAAATGAGTGGTGTAATATTTAGTAGTGAATTAAGGTCAGACAATAACACACGATACAAAGTTGAATTGTTTGGTGATGATTATGTTGGTTTGCCAAAGGTTGCAATAGTTGGTGGAACTGGAAACACATTTTACATCAATAAAGATTGGCGTGATTATTTACAAACTGGGAAAAATTTATTTCTTCACACATCATCATCAACACAAGCGGTCAGTGTAACCGGTATTTTTTCAAACGGAATCACAACACAAATCACAACGAGTGTTGCATATTCTGCAACATTTACTCACATTGGTGGTCCTTCATCCACAACCACAACAGACCAATACAAACCAACATTTAATCCTGATTTAATTGATTTAAAAACAGAATGGAAAGGTGAAGGGGATGAAATACTTGGTTCAATAAAGTCATCAAGCACATCAGTCACATATGCAAATAATGATCGTTATTTTGATAGGTTCTTTGAACAATACCAAATCACACAAGATAACAAACTAAAATTATTAGTTTATAGATACACAACTGATTGGGAACTTGATTGGGCTGGTATCATTGTAATGGACCTTGTTCAATGGTCTAATATAGATAAACCAAGACCATATACATTCAAAGCCATTGATGGACTTGATGCACTTAAAAAATACGAGTACACACAAACAACATTATCAGTCAATAAAATACAAAGCAATATATTTGAGATTCTTGACATTCTTGGACTCAAACAATTTTGGTCAGCATCAGATGCTTACATTCGTGAATCAATTGAATATTCATCACGTGTACTTGAAGCAACCACAACAACGGATGATTCACCAATTGATTACACATACATTCCTGACAATATGTTTATTGGTGACACGAATGAAAATCCAACACAGTATTTGTCATATTATGATGCACTAAAAGGATTAATGGATTTGTTCAGTTGTCGAATATACCATGCTGATGGTGTGTATTGGATTCAGCAAGTAAGAAATTTTGATGCAACAACAATCAAATATCGTGAGTATATAAAAGATGGTACTTATACTGATGACACATACACACATCAAAAGTCAGTTGGTAATTCAGGAAGTGAAAATTTAAACATATTAGCTGGTGGAACATTTGGATATTTTGCTGGTGCATATCGAACAAGAATTTTAGCAAAGCAACACATTGAGGGTAAACTTGATATTGATGATGTAATTTTAAAAAGTCAAAAACCATTTGGATTGCAAGGTTTTGTTGTGAGAAGTAAAAATATTGGTAACATAACTGGACAAGGTCAAGCTAATATTCGTATAAGAATGAGAGTAAAAACTGCATTTGGTCAAGATAGCAACACAAATGCAAATTTTTCATGCAAAATTGATTTAGAACTTTTTAGTAATAGTCGCTACATTAAAGGTGTTGGAAATGAACCACAACTTGAAGGGAAATGGTATAATGACAACAATTCAACAAATCGTAAATGGACTAAAATTGTAAAAAATACAACTTCATCATCATTTGTATATTTTGATACACCATTAATTAATTTTCAAGCAAATGATATGACTTTTAGAGTTACTTTTAAATATGATGGTAAAGATGATATTATTACACTTGCAGATGGAACAAATGGTTTTTCAAATGCTTTTTATGTTGATGATATAGAAATTTTATTTCCACAAGAATTAAGTGACGATAATAACACAATGACTTTGGAGGTTGAAAATCCAAGCGGTTTTTATACAAAAGAAGTTGAACTTGATCCGTTGATTATTGTTGATTCTGAAATTGGTACATCAACAATTGCAAAGATTCAGATTGATGAAAATTACAACAATACACAATCATTTAGTTTGGTTGAATCAACAACATGGGATTGTGATTTTGACACATATCCATTTTTATCTTATGCTCGTGTAATGGAAGCAATGTCATTGCAAACAAAGCCAGTTGAAAAAATAATGAGTACAATTGTTGGTGATTATTATCCATATCAATCATTAGCATACAATGACAAGGTGTATGTGTTTAGTGGTTGCACACGTGATTATGAAATGGATGAGGTAAGTGGGGAATGGTTTGAACAAATATCTGCAAGAACTGGTGTTGCAATTAAAAGAATAAAAGACAACATTGATCCAGCTGATATATCAACAAACAATGGTGAGGTGGTTGAAAACACTAATAAAATTTATAGAGGTATTGAAGAACTCACACCAATGCTTGATTCATCAGACACTTATGCAGTATTCCAAAAAAATAGAGTTGTCGCTGATGGTGGTGTTTTTGAGGGTGTTGATTATGTTGAAGAATTTTTTCCTGACAATCACGTTGTTCAACAAATAAATATTCCACCATATACTGGTGATAGAATTTATCAAGGGGATATTTTGAGTGTTATTAACTCAAACAATAACAATGAAACGGATTATTTTGAAGTGACATCGGATATTGATGTTGGTGCAATAGTTATTCCAGTTGTTCAAAAAGAAACAACCTATCCAATAAGTGAGGGTGACATTCCAGTTTTTAAGAAAGGTGAAGTCACTGAATCAAACAAAGTACGTGCGGATTTATTCCAAATGAAAGGGAATGCACTTGCACCAACTCCTGAAAGTGGTGGTAATTATTTTAAAAATGGTGAGTTTATGTTCCATGAATCTTATATTTATTGGCGTGATGGTAATGGTGATTATCATCGTTTGCAAGGCAACACACATCATCCTGACTAATGCCAAGAATGCCACACAAAGTTTATTCATTTAAAGATGATAAACCAAAGAAAAAAAAGAATTGGTTGAAGGACCAAGCGGATTTAAAATTCTACAATACATCACGTTGGCGAAAATTATCACTTGCATATAAAATGCACAATCCAGTGTGTGAGGTTGTGGATTGTCATCAATCATCATACTACACTGACCACATTGTTCCAGTGTCTGATGGTGGTGATAAATGGGATGAAAACAACTTCCAAGCATTGTGTCGATCATGCAATGCATCAAAAACTGCAAAACAAAGTAAAAAAGTTTACACTAATAAATTTGATTGATAGTACAAATTTGCATAAATGATTGGAGGTGCTATCTATCAACTGCTAAATGTTTCATCAATAACAAGTATAGTTGAGCAGTTGAACTATGGACTTGCTGCACAAGAAAATTTATTTCCTCGTGTTATTATAACCGAACAATCCACGCCTGAAAACTTTAAGGATGGATACTCAATAATAAATCACGATGTTGAAATAAACATTTTTGCAAGTAAAGTCAAAGATGGTAATGGTGGATTTGCTGAAGCATCAAATATTGCTGACAAAATTGATTTGATTTTAAATCGATTTAAAGGTGTAAGTGGTGGCAAAACAATTCAGCAAATTTATTTAAGCAATCAGGAAATAATGTTTGATTCAACTTCGCAATGTGCGAGAGTGATCATGGAGTATAGTGTTAGAGAAAGTATTTAAATAAATGACAATAGAGGAATTAGTTGCTTTAAAAGGCGGAAAATATGCAGACAATGGTGCGGTTATAACTGGAACTATTGCGACAAATTATAGATTTTTAGTGGTCAATGATGATGTGGTTTTTACTGCATTAACTGATGTTTTAGACAACAACATTCTTACAGAATGGGGATTGACTGGAAAGACATTAACCAAAGGGATGGTGATTGCTCCAGCGAGTGAACGACCATTTAAGACTGTAAGTGTTGCAAGTGGGTCTGTATTATTGATCAAACTTTAATGATTGGATTTGGTGTTCAATATAGTGCAATAAAAACATTCGATTCAATTGGTCGAATTCTTTTTGAGGCATACAAATTAAGAGTGTTAGCTGACGGAGGTGTGGTTGAAAATCAAAGTTGTATAATTAATAATTTAAACAGAATCAAATGAGTATTTTAGACAAAGCAAGTTTAATCCAAATCCCAAGCGGATATAAAAATGGAAAGCTATACTCGGTAAAACCTACTCCAACGTATGGTAGTGAGTTGGTTACGAATGGGGATTTTAGTGGTGGAACAACAAATTGGTCAAGTCCAGATTACAATTCAACATTATCTATCGTAAGTGGACAAATGAAAATTGTTAGCACTATCTCGTTAGGTAGGGTTAGGCAAGGAATAACAACAGTTGTTGGCAAAAAATATTTAGCAACTGCAACCATTACCAATATAGATAGTAGCACTGGGATTCAATTAAAGTTATCAAATGGCTCAAATTTAGATGGAGCATTTTTTGACTCATCTTTTAACACAACAACAAATGCTGTAACTATTACTCACGAATTTACTGCAACTGCAACAACAACTTATATTGGAAGCTCACACGGAACAAGCATTGGGCAATCGGCTTTATTAGACAACGTAAGCGTTAAAGAAGCAACAAACATAGGCGACTTCACTTTCTCTCGTTCATCAAGTGCAACGAGGGTAAATAGTGAGGGGTTGATTGAGGAAATGTCGGCAAACGTTCCTCGCTTGGATTATAGCGATGGAAGTTGTGCGAGTTTATTACTGGAAGGACAGAGAACTAATATAGAAACTAAAAGCACTGATATAAATGGTTGGTCGTTAGCAAGTAATGTTACAAGGACTGCAAACTACATAACTTCTCCAGACGGAACAAGTAACGCAACAAGATTGCAATTTACGAGTAATGGATTTCTTGGTAATACTTTACAAGCAAGTGGAACTGAATATACTATTTCTTGCTATGCAAAAAGAAATGATACAAATACTCAATCGTTTGGATTCTTTACAAATGGAAGCGGTGCGGTTAATAGTGCAATTTCGTTAACAAGCGATTGGAAAAGATTTGAATTTACATATACCGCAACCAATGGTAGCTATGTAGGGTTAGCTGGTTCAAGTGGTGCTGATGTATCTGTATTTGGATTCCAAGTTGAGGCGGGAAGTTTTAGCACTTCGCTAATTTACACAAGCGGAGCAACCGCAACTCGCACCGCCGATGTCTGCAACAATGCTGGGACTTCAGCGACGTTTAATAGTACAGAGGGTGTTTTATTTGCCGAGATAGCAGCGTTGGCTAATGATTCAACTTACAGACAAATCAGTCTTTCTGACGGAACTGCCACCAATAGAATATCTTTATTTTATCAAAATACGAGCAATCAAATAGCGGTTGAAAGTGCAGGAAGTGGGACTAATTTAGGCATATATAATCAAAACCTAACGATAACTAATTCAAATAAAATTGCAGTTAAATATAAAGTAAATGATTGTGCATTATGGATTAATGGCGTTGAGGTTGCAACTGACACTTCTTTTGCTGCGTTTTCGAGTGGAACGTTTACAGAATTATCATTTGATAAAGGTGATGGTTCACTTGATTTCTACGGCAAATGCAAACAACTAATGGTCTTTGATGAGGCGTTAAGTGATAGCGAATTAACAACATTAACAAGTTAAAAAATGATATTTAAGAAATACGAATTTACAGATAGTCAATGGGAAACCATTAGACCAACCTTATATAATAAAGATGAGGAGGGGAACGAAACATTAATCGAATCCATAAACGCAGTCGTTGAGATTGGACATATTTGCAAGGCATTTGATGAGGAAGGCGAATGCACAGACCTATCGACTAAATATTCAGTTGATATGTTATTGAACGAAGAGGTTGAAAGTTTAGAGGATTATGAGGTTTATCCTGATCCAGTTGGTGTACATACATTCGCTGGAGATGATTCGCTTTATTTAAAGGCTTACTGTATTAAATATCCTGAATCAACATTTTGTGTTGTTCCTGAAATGGATGAAGAAGAATGAAAACCTATTTGACATCTATATTGAAAGTAATAATACTATTTTTTGCACCAATCAAACCGCTTATAATTTTAATAAGTTTAAGCACAATTATTGATACTGCGTTTGGCATTTGGAAAGCCAAGCAATTAAACGAAAAAATCACATCTAAAATATTTCGGAATGGACTCGTTCCAAAACTTATTTCATACATCACAACCATTATGATGGTGTATGGTTCGGATGTGTTTATCATTAACGAACTAACAAAAAGCGTTGTGGATGTGGAATATCTTGCAACTAAAATTGTTGCACTTACATTGATAAGCATTGAAGTTAAGTCAATGGATGAATCATTTATTGCAGTCAAAGGTTATTCGTTTATTGATAAATTCAAACAAATGATTTCCAAGATCAAGGATGTAAAAAAACAATTATGAGGGCAATCCATAAGATAATTATTCATTGCACTGCAACACGTGAAGGGGATGACATAAGCGTTGATACAATACGAAGATGGCATTTGAATCGTGGGTGGTCAGATATTGGTTATCATTATGTGATAGGAATAAAAAATGGTGAGATTCATGCTGGTCGACCAATTGAATTGATGGGAGCACATTGCAAAGGGCAAAACAAATATTCAATAGGGGTTGCATATGTTGGGGGTGTTGAAGCAGATGGCAAAACACCAAAAGACACAAGAACAAAAGCACAAAAGGATTCAATAATTAGACTTGTAAAAAAGTTAAAAGGTTGTTATCCTGATGTGTCAATACATGGACATAATGAGTTTTCAAACAAAGCGTGTCCATCATACAATGTAGAAAATGAAAAGGATTTATTCGGATGAATGGATTGAGATTTTTAACAAGTATCCACAATTTGATAATGAGCAGCGTGTTCAATATTACAAACGTGTTGCTGACTTAACTGGCAAAGCACCATCGAGTGTAAAAAAATACTTCTTAAATTTAAAATCCAAGATTGACAATTATTGTGAAATGGCTGGTGTGCCAACTCACAATGTCAAACATGGTTGGGTTAAGACAAAAGACACATCACTATTTTTCAAGAACCCTGACTTTGAAGGTGCGGTTGATTATGATAAAATACGTGAACAACTCATCAATGATTTAAAAGATTATGCACCAACCTACCCACCACTAACACGAACCAAAATTCAAGATGGTCATTTGTTGGTTGTTGATCCAGCTGATGTTCACATTGGAAAACTTTGTGAAGCGTTTGAAACTGGTGAGGACTATAATTCAAACATTGCAGTGCAACGTGTGAAGGAAGGTGTGCAAGGCATTATTGATAAATCACGAGGGTATAACATAGACCAAATACTTTTTATTGGCGGTAATGACATATTGCATATTGATTCACCAAAAAGACAAACAACTTCAGGAACACCACAAGATACAGATGGGATGTGGTATTCAAACTTTCTTATGGCAAAACAAGTTTATGTTGATGTACTTGAGATGTTACTTCCATTGGCGGATGTACATTTTACTTTCAACCCTTCAAATCATGACTATCAAAGTGGGTTCTTTTTAGCGGATGTAATTCAAACGTGGTTTAGGAACAATAAAAATATGACCTTTGATTGCTCAATTGCACATCGAAAATATTTTAAGTATGGTCAAAATGTTATTGGCACAACACATGGTGATGGTGCAAAGATGAATGACCTTCCATTGCTCATGGCAGTTGAAGCAAAAGAATATTGGGCGGACACAAAGCACAGATACATTTTTACCCACCATGTTCACCATAAGCAATCGAAAGATTTTCAGAATATAACAATAGAGTCATTACGTTCACCAAGTGGTACGGATTCTTGGCATCATCGGAATGGATACCATTCATTAAAAGCGATTGAAGGTTTCCTATTACACAAAGATCATGGTCAGGTGGCAAGGTTTACGCATTTATTTTAAAATAATCTGCAAAGCAATAACACCAAGTGCAATCAATAGTGATTGGCGTGAACGTTTAAGTTTGTGTTGTTGTTTACTATAACGTTCATTAAGGTGATTTAGGGCGTGTTGAGTGCGTTCAAGATTAGTTTGTGTACTATCTATTAACTCAATGTACTTGAGTTCCTTAAACGCGTTTATTTTCGCTTGAGAAACAAGAGAATCTTTTTGCAACAATTCAACATAAATATTATCCATTTGACCAATGGTAATAGCAACCAAAGTATCACCAGTCGTTTCATCGATTAATGCGTTTTGTGAATAAGCGAATACGTTCAGAAGAAGGAAGGATGTGATAATTAGAAACTTTTCTTTCATAATATAGTTTGATTGTATCGGATTGTTTTTCTAAACTATCCAATTGTAAATAAATAGTGTCTGTATTGGTTAGGATAGGCGGTTGTATTATTTCTTGTTTATTGCGTGTTAAATCATTAATGATTAATAACGCAACGATCAATGCAAATCCAAGTGTAATGATGTAGTATTTCATAATAATGATGTTTGTGTTGTTTTAGGTTTAGAGATTATACCAAGTGCAGTTTCAAAGATAGTTTTACCAGCTTCGTAATGAACTAAATTATTTGCCATTTTAGAAACTGGTTGTTTTCCTTTGTATTTGGTAAAATCATAGTTGTGATATTCTGACATTACTTTAACTTGATTTTTTACCCTTGTAAAATCTGGATTTTTTTTATCACTTAATACGTTTGGTAAATTAAAGTTTGTCCAGTACAAATGTCTACCACGTTTTTTTGCTGGTATTAATGGCTCATAAAAAGGTATTACATTTTCAACACAATACTTACCATTAAAAAAATTGTCTAAAAAAATAATCTCTTGGTATAATTTCATATCTGGGTATTTCATCTTTGCCCTTGTTTTGAGAGAAGTTTGTAACCTTGAGTGTGTTGGGCAAGGTGGGGATGACCATATAAAATCAAATTCTTTGTAGTGGTCTAATAAATATTGATGAGCATCTGCAACAATGACCTTGTCATTTGGAAAACGTTCTTGATATAATCGTGCAGCTTCAGGATCAAGTTCAACTGCAGTCACTTCAATGTCATCTTTGACTTCGTTCCATTTGTATCGGTTGCCACCAAGACAAGCATATAAGTTTAATATCTTCATAATTGTTGTTTGACTTTGTGCCAATAGGCAAGTGTTTGGGGTTTCTTGTATCCATTTGGTCCACCATTCCAAACACGTGCAATGCGTTCAGGTGTTCCGTTGGGTGAATAGTATTCTTGTATAATATAAAATATTTCAATGGATTTTGTTTTATTCCATCTATCATTTAATGTGTATTGATTACGTTTTAAAATACGATTTACATCCTTAATCATTATTGGTCTTATCTGCAAAACACCACAAGCATCTTCACGTTTGTTCCAAGCGTTTGGATTGTTGCGTGATTCAACATACATCACTGCATCGACCAATGAATTACTCCTTACCACACCATCAGATGATGATGTGGGTTGGAATATCAAATAAATAAACAATAAATAAATCACAGATTTACAATATTTTCTTCGGTTAAACTATCCATTAACTTACTAAAGTTTGTCACCAGTTTGTCATGGATTTCATTCTTTGTATCTTGTTTTTCAAGCAAGTTACAAGCATCCAAAACAAATGTTTCAAGGGTACGTGATACACGTTTGATGTCACGTTGTACTTTAACGCCTTGTATTTCGACATCATCCAACAAAGGAATCATTTCAAGTGATAACAAATATAATTTTATTAATGGGTTCATTTAAAAAACTGGATTTTATTTGGTACTTTAAAAACTGCACACAAATTTACGTGATCATCAAAACATACTTTGTCATATTCACATATGTCTTCATAAGTTTTTAATGCGTGAATAATTGTTGAGTGGTCACGAAAACCCATAAACTTTCCAATGGTTGCAAGTTTAATGTTTAAAATGTTACGCAAGAAATAAATCGTTGCATATCTTGGGCGAATGATTTCTTGTTTGCGTGTCTTTGAAAGAATCAAATCCTTCATATCGTTAGCAGTCACATCACCATACAATAGTTTAATGATTGATTTCTTTGCATAATATTTTGCAACCTGATATTTGATTGCATCAGGTGTTGTATAGTCAGACAATTGTTTGTTTATCTCATAAACATCAAAGGCTGGTATTAAGTAGGGGTGTACATTTTTCATTTTGTTATAAGTGAATCTTTTGCGTATGTTAATTTTGGAACTGGTATTTGCTCACCATGTTCATCAATATAATTTGCACCATGCTTCATTGCTGCAAGTGCTTGTTTAGATTGCATTTCAAAGTTCTTCAGGTCTTGGTGCATCATTTGCCATTGCTCAATGTGTTTAAAGTCATATCGTGTTGCTCCATTCCTACGTTCAAACTTTACACCATGCAGTTCAAAGGACTTGCCGTATTTCTCTGACTCATCCAATGCAATTGGTTCAATATCCTTAATTGCTTGGTCAATCTCACGTTTGTATTCTTTCAGTTCTGCATATGCAATCAAGGGGTCGGTTACCCCTTGAATTACATTGTTTGCTATATCATTAAAATGGGAGTTGTTCATCAGTATCTTTATTTAATGATTGATATTCTTTTGACATCACAATCTTTTCCTTAATAAAGTCAGGAAGTGAATCAAATAATTCTTGCTTAAAATCTGAATAAGTCAGTTCTTGTTTATCGTTGACTTGATCAGGACAATCCATTCCTTTTGGAAGCATGGACACACTTGCAATGTTTGCATATGTTTTGCCATTGCCTGATGTTTTGTGCGTAATAGATAAAAGACAAGGCACACCAAGTAAGTTGGTCACATCAAATGATTGTGCTTCTTTGTCAGTAAATGATTTACCACGCCAAGATTCAAGGAATGCACGAAGGGTTGACTTTTCGTGTAATGATAATGTAAACTCCTTTGCAATGACACGAGGTTGTTCACCGCGTTCTTCATTGAATATCATTGTTTCAGTTGGTAGTTCCCAAGTGATTCGGACTTTGTTTCGTTCTTTGGTTTCACCATTGAATGTTTCTTCAATAGTGCCAATGTGAATCATTGAATAACATCTTGCTGGATATGAACCAGCTGGAATGATTTCAATGCTTTTCTTTGTTTGGTTTGTTGTTGCTAAAATTGCCATGTTTATATAAATTTAATGTATTTTGTTTCGTGAAAATAATCAATCAATGACATATGGAATGACTTTGCATTGCTTATTGCTTGTGCAAGTAGTTCCAATATAGCATCGTGATTGTTAAATGTGATATTTCGTTTACCCTCCAGCACACTGTTAAGAGTGTGGATTGAGATGTTGTGTTTCTCTGCAATCTTTATTCGTTCAGAAATAGATGTGCAACATTTTAAAATATCTTTGAGTTCTTTTGATATTGTGTTTTGAAATTTCATTTTAATTTTTCTAAAATAGTTTGATACTCTCTAATTTTTGATTTAATATTTAATGATGGGGAATAATGTTCTTCGTCATCATTATAATAATCAACATACATTTTTTGTAGTTCATCAAGTTTATCATAAACTAATTTACGAAGTTGTGCTTTTTCATATTCTGTCATAGTAATATTCTAAAAGTGAAACAATGCCAATGACAAACATAATAGTTGCAATGACTGAATAATTAAGTGCAAACAATACCAAACTAAATGGAAGGTATGTTGCAAAGTAGATTAATATATTTTTTTTCATGTTGTTATATTGAACTGCAAATGTATAAAAATATTTTACAATAAAAAAAATAAAATAAAACTTGCATTGTATTACTTTTTTATACTATATTTGAAGTATAATAAAAAAAACAATAACAAAAATGAACAACACAATTACATTTTACGAAGGATCAAATTTAATGGAATCAATCAAAACAACTAAAAACATAACTGAAAGTTTTGTTGAGTTTAAATTAGCAAAAAATTATGAGTACAGAAAATCTAACAAATACTGGGCTGACGTAATTCAAAACGGAATCGGTACAAGATATACTTTAGAATATGGTGTAGGTCTGATAAAGGGAATACAATATAATTCTGTAACATTAGAAAAATTAAATAAATAAATAACACAAACCCTTCATCATATGGTGAGGGGTTTTTTAATATACATACATTATGCAATACACAATCGAAGATTTAGGACATTTTTATTTGCAATCAATAGGATTGGAAACTTATGATCATTATTCAAAGAAGCACATTGAAAATTTAGGATGGCAAGTTTTGGAATCATATGGTTCAATGGACAAAGCAATAAAACATTTTATTAATTAGGACGCATTTTAAGATTTTTTCCCTTATTGCTACCCCACAAAAATTATTTTTATTTTAAGGGGGGGGGTCACTTGGGAAATAAATGTGTCCTAAATCGTTAAACTATATGATAATCAGGGTTTTACGCGGACACATAGGATTTGTTTTGTTAGTCTAAAAATAAAAATTATAAATTTGTAGCCACAATATGATAAAAAACACAAAGATTTCAATCTTTAAATCACTATTCAAGTCATCGGATGTGCCCTATGATGTCCAACTTGACCAATCACTCAAAAGAATAAAGGAAGGAAAGTCAAAAAACATCATTGATAAGATGATGACATTAGATGGTGATGCACGTTCCAAACTTAAAAATCAATTACCTTGTATCATCTTTGGTGGTGTATTTACACAACGTAAAAAGTCAGGACTAAAAGAACATAGTGGTCTTATGGTGCTGGACTTTGATAAGATACCAAATAATAAGATGGATATGATGTTTGACCAATTGAAACAAAACAAACATATTGTTTCGGTTTTTATGTCACCATCACGAAATGGATATAAAGCCATTGTTTCAATACCTAAATGTAATGCCAAAGAACATGAACAATATTTTAAGCAGTTTAACAAGGATTATCTTTATGACTATTTTGATGGTGCTAATTGCAACGTTGATAGAGTTTGTTTCGAATCATACGATCCAAATATTTACATTAATTATGAAGCTATACAATACAATCCAAAGCTGGTTGATGATGGTTTTTTAATTGCTGAAAAGATTCCAACAATACCAATCAATGATGATTTTAAAAAGATTGAACTTATAATGAAGTTTAATTGGCAAAAGGATTTTATTGAGGGTGAACGTAACAATTTTATATTGGACATTGCATCGGCGTTTTGTGAGTATGGTATTCAAGAAATAAATGCAGTTAATTACATACTAAACAATGTTGTTTATGGTGAGTTTAGTGAAGATGAAACAAAGAACACAATTAAAAGTGCATATCGTATTCGGCAATTTGGATGTAAGTATTTTGAAGATTGGTCCAAAATAGATAGTATTAAAAAGGATTTAAAGTATGGAAAGGAAAAGGTGCAAGAACTGCACAACATAAATGGTGAGGTATATGAACAAATATCTCATGAATCGGAGCATGATGATTTTTGGTTTTATGATAAGAAGCAGAATATTAAGATTGATCCATTAAAGTATAAATTGTTTTTAGAAAGGAATGGATTTAAAAAGTTCTTTTTTGCAGATAGTCTTAAACCATCATTCGTAAAAATACAATCAAACATTGTTAGTGAAACATCAACTGAAATAATAAAAGATTTTGTTTTATCTTATCTATTGGACAATAATGAGATTGATGTTTATTCATATGTGGCAACATATCAAAACTTGTTTACTGATTCATTCCTTACCATACTTGAAACAATTGACCTAATGATGTTGAATGATACACAACACAAATCATTCATTGCATTTAGAAATGGTATTTTGGAAGTTACAAAGGACAAAGTGTTTTTAAATGAGTATGTGAATGTCAATGGGTACATATGGAAGAACCAGATCATTGATAGGGATTTTAATGAAAATGATAAGATTGACAACGATTATCAAAAGTTTATAAATAACATATCCAGCGGTGAACCATTATCCATTGAATGTACAATTGGTTATTTATTACATACCTATAAGAATAAGATTGACAATAAAGCTATAATACTAAATGATGAAGTGATTAGTGACAATCCTGAGGGTGGCACTGGAAAAGGGTTATTTGTTCAGGGGTTAAAAGAAATCAGAAGGGTTGGCATATTAGATGGTAAATCGTTTGATGATAAGAAATCGTTTCCATATCAAACCATAAGTCAAGACACGCAAATCCTGGTCTTTGATGATGTAAAAAAGAATTTTGATTTTGAATCAAAGTTTAGTTTGGTTACTGAAGGAATAACATTGGAACGTAAAGGAAAGGATGCAATTAAACTTGGTGTTGAGGAATCACCAAAGATGTTGATTTCAACTAACTATGCAATTAAAGGTGAAGGGAATAGCCATGACCGAAGAAGGCATGAAGTTGAGGTGGCTCAATATTATAATAGTGATTTAACACCATATGATGATTTTGGTCGTACATTATTTGATGACTGGGATGAAGATGAGTATGCAAGATTTGACAATTACATGGTTGGTTGCATTCAATTATATTTTACACATAAACTAATAAAACAAACCAATGCCAAGAATATCAAATTGCGTAAATTCATATCTGAAACATCACAAGAGTTTTATGAGTGGTGCAATTATGATGGAACTGAGTTGTTTAATATTAGATTAAATAAACGCAATATGTATGACCAGTTTGTGAACGACTATCAAGATTATAAGAAATGGTTAACACAAAAGAAATTCAACATTTGGGTTAAGAAGTATGCAAACTATATTGGCGGTGAATATACTGAAGGACATACTAATGGTGATAGATGGTTCATGATAGATTACGATTTACCTTTTTAAATGGAATTAAGAGATTATCAAAAGGATATTGTAAGGCGTGGTGTTGACATCATTGCAGACCATCGTTTGCTTTATTTGCAAATGGAGGTTCGTACTGGCAAAACACTAACATCATTATCAATATGCGAAGAACTTGGTGCATCAAATGTTT